GAGCACTTTTATATGGGTAACAGCAGACGATGTGATATACCCGTCAGACATATCCTACATATATGATATGGCCCGAGAATTATCGCCAACAGTGGTACTATTTGAGGATATAGACTATATAGGTAAGGATAGAGAAGGGTATTCGGGATCATTCGATAAGATTACTGGAGAGCTACTTAACCAACTAGACGGCATACAGAGCAACGAAGGTATAATTACACTTGCATCTTCAAACTACCCAAAGTCATTAGACAAGGCGCTTAGAAATAGACCTGGTAGATTTGATATAAGGGTAAGATTTGAATTGCCAGATAGTGATCTAAGAGAAAAAATGTTAAATAAGTTTTTCGGACTTACGGATATATCCGATCTAGACATGAACGACATGATAGATAAATCAGAAGGATATACTGGTGCATATATTAAAGAGTTAGTTGTTGCTACTATAATGCTAGCGGTTACAAAAAACTCTACAATGGAAGATGGCACAGCTATATTAAAGAAAGAATTTTTTAAAGAAGCTTTTAGTCAGCTTGAAGAAAGCAGAAGCTTAGACGACAAGGAATAGGGTTGAGGCAAACGCCGGACAAAAATAAAAAATATAGACTTAGGTCGTCAGTGCATGCGATCAACCCAGAATTTAATTATGGAAATGAATCCTTTTTGTAAAGAGTGCTTAGAAAATCATCCACATTGGAAGCTTGTTAAAGACAAGGTTTTTTTGTTGAACGAAGCCGGAAGACCATCAATTCCTATCTGTAACCTCATAAAAGATATGAAACTTTCAGATGGCATGAAGGCAGAGTTTGAGGAAGATGATCTTAACATGTTAGAACTATTATCAAGTTCTACATTGTGGGCAGAAGCAGAGTTTGACTGGAAAGCAAGGTGGTACCAGGATACCATGCTTAAGTGCTCAGCGTACAGGAAGGTTAATCGAATAGGAAGACGTGCTGGAAAGTGTTTACATGAAGACGAAATGGTAACGTTAAGTGATGGAAGTCGTGTAAGGGCTGGAAATATGACTGCTCTTATAACAACAGAGCAACTACAAATATTGTCGTATGATCAGGATACCTCTAGCTTTGTTAATAAAGATGTTCGCTTTCATAACAATGGTACTGAGGAAGTTTTTGAGATAGAGCTTGATGACGGGACAATACTTAAGAGAACTGGGAATCATCCGTTGTTAACTTCCGAAGGTTGGAAAGATTGTTCTGATGTTCTCGGAAGAAAGGTTGCGGTTCCACTCAGGGCTGATAGATTTGGAAAAGAAAGATTAGATGATGATGCTATAAAAATTTTAGCCTATATGATCGGAGATGGTAATACTACTCAAAGAAATTGCAGGTTTAGTTCAGCTAGTGATATTATATTGCGCGATCTAAACAAGAGTCTGGAATCTTACGGATCAAGGCTTAAAAAGTATAATTCTGACAGAGAGTATGACTACCACATAGTCAGACGTGAAAAGAGCTGTAAGAAATATGCTAGAGATTTATTGAGAGATTTTGATGTTATGAAAAAAAACTCTCACAATAAGCGAGTTCCAGATCAAATAATGAAGTCCACCAAATCTTGCGTGGCTCTTTTCTTGAATAGGTTGTTTGCCACAGACGGATGGTCTACTGAAAAAGCTATTGGTTACTGCTCGGTTAATAGAGATCTAATAGATGATATATTTGAACTTTTACTTAGGTTTGGAATACGAGCCAGAAGAAGAACTAAAAACGTAAGGTTAGGTGAAAAAACTTTCCTTGCGTCAGAACTTAATATAACTGACAAAGATTCTATAATAAAGTTTGCTGATGAGATAAATATTTTTTCAAAAGAAGAAGCTATTGCTTCTACTGTTAGTAGGTTTAGTAAACACGGTCAGTCAAGCAAGAAATTTGACCATTATGGCAAGGAGGTTTGGTCGCACTTTACTGGAAAAATAAGAACTGTATTGAGAACCAGGTATGGTTTGAGACCAGAATATGGACCAAACAAGCATATACTTAATAAGGCTCTAGAAGATTTTAATATAGATTTTAATGAGTTTGCAAATGAAGACATAGGCTGGGCAAAAGTTAAGAGTATTAAAAGTATTGGGAAACATAGAACGATATCTATTTCAGTAGAAAATACAAGCACATTTATAACAGATGTTATAGAACACAACACAGAGACCCTTTGTGTAAAGATGATGCATTATGCATACACAAATGAACATACAACGTCACTTGTAATAGCGCCGTATAAAAACCAGGTAGGATTAATATTTGATAGACTTGAATATTTCTTATCAACAAGTCCTGGGATAAAGGCTTCCATAAAAAGAAATACTAAGAACCCATATAGAGTCGAGCTTCATAACGGATCTAAGATAATGGGTTTTACTTCCGGAACAAGAACCGGAGCCAAATCAACCGGTATACGTGGTCAGGATGCACATGCTATATTCCTTGATGAGGCAGACTTTCTTGGAAGCAGTGACTTTGAAGTTATACTTGCTATACTGGCCTCAAGGCCAGACTGTTATTTGTGGGCGTCGTCAACTCCTATAGGAAAGCGCGAGATGTACTGGAGATGGTGTACTGACAAATCACTTGGATTTAAAGAGTTTCATTATCCTTCAAGTGTTAGTCCATCATGGACAAAAGAAACTGAAATACTTGAAAAGTCTATGTACTCAGAGCAAGGGTACAACCATGAGTTTGAAGCAAACTTTGGTGAAGAAGCAGAGGGAGTTTTTCTTAACCATCACATAGATAATAGCTTGTCAAAGTTTAAGCTTGGAAAAATAAGAAGAAACGACAAGTCTCTATATACGATAGGCGTGGACTGGAATACCTCGGAAAAGGGAACACACATAATCGTAACAGAGTGGAATCAGCAGTTAAGAGATGGGAGTGGGGCCTTCCGTCCTGTAGAAAAAATTATTATTGGCCAGACAGAGTTTACACAGACAAAAGCTTGTGAAGAAATTATAAAATTGAACGAAAAATGGAACCCCGGAGCTATATATGTAGACCAGGGTTTTGGTTATGCTCAAATAGAATTGCTACACAAGTATGGTCTTAAGAACTTAAACTCAGGGCTAGTGCACAAAGTAAAGGGTATTAACTTTGGTGATAAGATTGAAATTAGAGATCCTGCAACAAGACAAAAAGTAAAGAAGCACATAAAGCCTTTCATAGTAAACCTTTGTGTTAAAAGACTAGAAGACGGATATATAATGCTTCCTGAAGAAGAGGATGTTAAACATGGTCTTGTTGGTCAGATGCGAGATTTTACAGTTGTACGAAGATCGGCGGCGGGGCAGCCAATTTATTCAGATGATGATGATCACTCTTTAGTGGCCTTCATGTTAACTATACATGCAGCTACTATGGAAAACAGTGACATGGTTAGACTTAATACTGTACCACACATCGCATTAGGCGGAACCTTTGGGGAACATAAAGATAAAAATTTAGTTGTAAATAAAAAAAGAGCAGATGAGAAACAAAAGGAAGCTGTAAGTATAGTTCCTAGATGGAGTGAATCAAAGTATATGTTCAACGACACATCACTTCACAAGACACTTGAATTGCAGCAGAAGAAAAGTCGTTTTGGAAACAAACGAGCAAAAACATTAAAAGAATTAAAAAGGTTTAGACAAGGATTAGGGACACATAGCAGAGCAAAGATTTAGTGCTGCCACCCTTACCAGTCCGTCGCGACTGGACCCAGAAACCTTTAAAGGGATTCGCTGGTGGTTGATCCCCGTCAACTGCTGGCGATTCAGGGTAAGGTTAAATGACAATATCTAGAGAAGACTCTAACAAGATAAACTATAAGCCAAGCGTGGAATGGTACAAAGAAAGAATGTACAAAACCGCGTACGGCGAAGAGCAACTCTATAAGAAGTACCAGCCTGACATTGAAGTAGTGGACCCAGAAGTTCTTCTTAAAAAGTACGAAGACCTCACCAAGAAAGCCAAAAAGCTTGACGGAGCACTTGATGCTCTTGCAATGGCATTGAAAATACCGGTTGACAAAGAAAAGCAACCAAGAGTATCTTATGCTCTTACAATTATAGATCCGTCCAGCGGTGGAGAATATGTTTCATACATTGTCTATAAAGAACTATTGGCACAGGCTGAGGCTGGAAAGAAAAATTTAGATTTAATGTTTTTACTTGAGAATTCAACGGCAGATAGATATTCAAACTCAGACATGATTAGCTATCGATATGCCATAGGCTCTCAAGCAGTGAACACAGGTGAAATGGTACAATCACCAGACCACGCTTCCAAGGCCGCATTCAAAGGTTACGATAGCGACATGCTGTCAACAATAAGCGATTGGTCAGAGAATGAGTTTCACGTAAGACAGATTATGGATTTTGTTAATAACTTTATAAACACCACGCCAGACCCAATGTATATACCATGGAACTTTAAGCCAGACGCTAGAAGAAAGATGGTCGAGTATGAAGATATTGGCACGTTTCTTACGCAGTATACAGATCTAACGGATGGCTTGTCTGACTCTGTTGATCTTTTACCAAACACACCGTTATCGCTAACAAGAGATCTCTGGGACGCCCTAAACTATAAGGGTGATAGCGACAACAATTTTTTTAATAAGATAAATGATGTTTTGGGTTTTAATTACACCTCTGACCTTGTTTGTTGTTTTGCTTCGTGGTCTCATGGGTTAGATCTAAAAACTTTAAAGGCTCTTAGAATGGTTCTTGCCATAGTTGCAAATGGCATAGGAGCTGATTATGGAAAATTATTAAATTCACTTCTTGGTATAATAGAAAATCTTTTCAAGAATCTAATATTTTCACAGTTAATAAAAATTATAGATATGATATTTCAGATGATAACTAGGCCAATAAGAGAATGGCTTAATACTAATGACGACAAGTGGAAGAGGATATTTCTTTGTACTCCAATAGACGAACTTATAAACACATATGTTCTTGGTGGACTACAATATTTAGAAGATTGGCTAGTAAGTAAAATAATTGATTGGTTCAAAACAATGGAAATAGATATGTACTTTGAATCGTGCAAAGTAGGTCTAGTAGGAAAGAATAAAAAACTACAGCTACTTATAGAAATACTGGATTCCGTGATAGAAACCATGGGTAGACTTTCATTTTGTGGGCTTGAAAACTCTCCAATGCAGGATAAAGTTACTAGATTTATAGAGGGATATAAAATAGGCCCAGACTGGAACTATACATACCCTCCAGAAGAACACCCAAACATGTACAACAGTTTCGAGAAAACTCAAGTGGTAGTTGCGGAGAAAGATGGGGAAATAACAGAGACAAAGGAGACATTCTATCAGATGCAGATAAAAACAGAAAAACTAGAAGTTACCGAAGATATGATAGATACCTGCCTAAAAAGAGTGGCAGAAGAGGATGTTTTCTCCGTACAGAAGTGGATGGAAGACCTAAACTCTAACACCACGGAGGACATTAATGTTTAATCTACTAAGCCGAAAAAAGACAATCCAAGACAAACCCAAAAAGAAAGAAATACTAAAACCAGGCAGAATTAAAAAAATAGGTTATCCAGGAAATATGTACAGCGTTAGTCCAGCGTATGGAAATATGGCTATAGGAAAACGTGGTATATTTCAAAAGTCAGAGTATGACCTTGGAGAAGTCGCACGAGTAATTGACATAGAAGCTTACGTAAGACAGGCGTTTAATAAGCATATTGAACTTTGTCTTAAAGAAGGGTATCAGATAAAATCAAGGAACCCAGAAGCTACAGCGTACGTTAAAAGAAGACTTAGAGAGATGAGCGAATCCACCGGAAGAACGTTTAATTCGTTGCTCCGAGGAATAGTATCAAACATGGTTTCATTTTCAAACTGTTTTCTTGTAAAAGTAAGAGACATGAGCGCGTCGAGTGGAAATTATAGGGTAGATTTTAAGGGAGAAAGAGTAACACCAGTGGCGGGATATTTTATCTTAGACCCAACAACGATGGAGATAAAAAGAAATATACATGGAAAAGTTTATGGATATTTACAGAGGATGCCTGGCGTGGGCGTCTACCCAAAGTTTAACGCAGATAACGTTGTTCATATGGTGTATAATAGGAAAGAAGGCTTTGCTTTTGGTACTCCTTACATAATACCATGCTTAGATGACATAAGATCTCTTCGAAGAATGGAAGAGAACATAGAGATGCTAACAATATCTCATTTGTATCCGTTATTTCAGTATATAGTTGGAACAGAAGAACATCCAGCAGAAGTTTACGAAGACGGATCCACAGAGGTTGATATAATAAAGACAGAAATAGAAAACATGCCAACAGAGGGTAGTATAGTAACCCCAGAAAGACATGAGATAAAGGTTCTTGGAGCGGATGGAAAAGCTCTTGATGCTGAAGCGTATTTAAGACACTTTGAACTAAGGGTTTTGGCGGGGCTTGGTATATCAGAGATAGCCTTAGGAAGAGGCGGGACAGCCAACAGAAACACCGCAGCAGTCATCGATAAAGGGATACAGGATAGATGTAAGGATTTTCAGGACGTAATAGAAGACTATGTTACTTATTTTATGTTTCAAGAACTTCTTCTTGAAGGTGGTTTTTCTATAGACGAGAATGAAGATAATAGGGTTAAGCTTGAGTTCAACGAAATAGACATAGACAGCCAGATAAAGATGGAAAACCATTCTGTGTTTAAATACGAACACGACGCGATAACTGAGATAGAAATGAGAGAACTTCTTGGGAAGGATCCTGTCACAGAGGAGCAGAGAAAGGAAATGTTCTTCGAAAAAGTTACCAAGCCTAAGACAATAATTCTTGCCGTAGACGAACCATATACAGCTGAAGCAAAGGCTAATGGTGTTGTTGCAAAGGTTTCAAAAGAAGAGAAGAAAAAGAAAGACACCAACAACCGAGAAAAACCTACGAATCAGCATGTAACAAAAACTGCTAAAACAAAGAATGCTCAGAACAGTGAGGAATTAACTGGAAAAAAGAGGCTTCTTATAGACTCTATGGAAGATATAAAGAGTCTTACGCTAGACAATGAAGAGCTCCCGGAAATAACGGAAGAAAGCTCAGATACAGTAAAAATAGAAAAAGCTCTTGATCCTAAGTATGCAGACAAGATGATAGCTGATATTACATATTTCTGGGATATAACAAAAGAAGATGTATTTGACTATGTCAAAGAGACATATATAGATGGAAACAGGAATTTTAGAAAGTTCACTCCAGAAAAGTTGAAGATGATACTATTTTTGACAAAGGATTCCATCATAAAAAAATCATCCTCTTATGTTTTTCAGGCATTTAAAGACGGTATCGATAAGGCTGCTATGGATTCTGGAAGGGAAGACATACAGCTTAGTGTCGATCCAACAATTAAACATAAATATTTAGAAGAAAGAATGGACATGTATACCATGGGATTGCTTAGTGATCTTGGGACTCAGCTTGTTAGAGAAATAAATCCAGAATTTTCTGACGAAGACAAAAAAGAAAAGTCAAGAAGCGATATTATACCGAACATAGCGGGAGTGTTTGATGCACTTAAGTATAGGATTAAGTTTACAGCACACACAGAGATAATGAAATCTTATAACTTTGGATATGCTCTGGCTATGAGAGACCTTGGGTATAGAGAGGTTTATGTAAAACTAGACCCTAATCATTGTAACCAGTGCAAAGAGAACTCCATTAATCCCTTATCGCTAGAGTATTTTTCATTTGAGGATGTGGCCCCAATTCACCCCATGTGTATTTGTACCTATATGATAAGGAAGGCCTAATGTCATTTCAACTTAGACCAGGAAATGGAAGAGCAGCACAATATCCAAATGCACAGGATCCAGATTTTTTAGGATACGATCGACCAAGTGATCGCTGGAAAGTGGACGCGTCTGGTATACATCTGTACGCCTCAGGTATAAGCGTAGAACTTGATAAGGACGACGATAGTGTTTCTATGTGGTCAGCTTCTGGAACTCCAGAAATACCTATATATACGCCTAATCCTATAAATATTTATGATGGCTTTGAAATACCTCCGTACGATAGAATGGTGATAGATGAAGCTGCAGCTCCTGCTAGTACAGTTATAACTTATTATAATGGGGTTGCTCTAGTTTCTACAAAAACTATAACAGTTTTAGGGACAACAACAACTATAGGGGTATCGTAATGTCGGGAAAAGTAGATAAACTAATGGGTGGAGTTTATCGCGAAGATGACGCATCATTGGCTTCGCACGGTGACCTTATAGATATGCCTGATGTAACTGGTGTAAATGCTGACCATGACGCTAGATATCTAACACTTGACCAGACAGCACGACAGATTGTATCAAACAATACTCCTAAGTTTGCAAGTTTATCTAATGGAGTGTTAAAAATAACATTTGGTGATGGTAGTTTTATAACCGAGAATATAGTTGAATCAGAAATAACATTAGCTGACAATACTACTAATAATGTTACTGACGCTAAACATGGATTTACTCCTAAGTTATCAGGAAACGCTGCACAATATTTAGATGGAGGTGGAAACTATTCAACACCTACAATAACAGATTTTAGCGATTCAACTCATAATCATTCTGATGATGCTGGTGGTGGGGATATTGAAACGTCTAAAATCAATCCAGAAGCGACTCAAGATTTAAATCTATTTGGTGATACTGATGTAGCCGATGCTGTTGATGGTAAGGCAATAATCATTCATAGAAAAGCCGCTGAAGGCGATGGTTTTATTAAAGTCTATATAGACCAATACGAAAACGGCAGAGTATTTTTTGAGGGTGATTCAGGAGAGCCGATTATTATAGAAAGTAAAAGTGGACCACTATATTTACAATATGAAGCCGCGGGAGATATAAAGGTCTTTTCAAATTCAGGAGTTGGTGAAAA